GCACGGCGCGCGGTGATCTTGAACTTCTCCCCGATGTGCTCTGCCGTAACGGGATTCTTGAGCCCACGCAAGTAATCGAAGATCAACTGCTTTCTCTTTTCTTTTGGCATCACTTTCTCCTGTAGTAAAACGCCCAAGACCCACGAAAAAGCTTTGTCTTAGTGACCAAGCCTTTCGCCTCAAGCGCTCGTATCATCTTGAGCGCATTTTGCGGCGTACAACTAAACCTTTTGGCTAAGTCGGCAAGCGACATCCAATCATCGAGTACATCAAAGTACTCAGTTTGCGTCCGTGTCAGTGCCTTGTACTGGTTGAGCAAGAGCTTGCTAAAGCGTTTAACCGCTTCCTCATGCTCTGCTCTTCCTGATAACAGCACGCCTGTCTGCCGAGCCAACTTAAGAATCTCGGCGTTGTTCACGCCCGGTCCCCTTCTCTACCCACCCAATCATTCTTGCCCTGCATCCGCTGCTCGTAAACCTCCATCAAGAGCTCTGCCGCCTCCTTAAGCTTGAACTTCTCGCTCGTATGGCAATCGGGCAGGCCCTCTGCATAGCCCTCAAGCCATGCAGCGAGCATCGCGAACTTGTAAGCGGGGCTCATGACACACCTCCACCATGCTGAGTGTTAAATGCACGACTCATCGCTCGCCTCGCTTGTGAAGCCAGATAAGTTTTCGGAGCGTCATGTTCAGTATCTGGTGAATCCGGTTGGGGCTAAGGCCATAGGACCTAGCTATGTCAGACTGCCGTTCGCCGTGGGCCACGCACCGTAAGACAATATCCATGCTTCGCATATCAGGCGCATATGCTTTGATGTACGCGCTCGGGTCGGCAAGCTTCAAGGCCTGGAACGCTTCAATGTAGCGGTTCATGCTAAGGCCTCAACCACTGCTGCCAGTTTTTTGTCCACTCACGCGGCCACATAGGCTGCTCTTCGACCAAAGCTCCCATGGCAAATAGTTCGGAAGCCGAGAGCCGTTTGCTCACGTCCTCTTTGTACTCATCCATCTTCCGCATGTCGTTGTAGGTGGTCGTAAAAGCTCCTGGCTGCACCCAGCACGGCTTGCTGTAGTGCGGGTAGTAGTTCATGCCATTCAAAACAAACACGGGCTCTTGGGCCGTGATCGCCATAACTTTAGTCGTTAACATGTTGTTCGTCCTCTAATTAAGTCAGAAATACCCCGTGGGGCCACGGGGTCTGCAATTTGTGCGCAAATCTCACGCTCCTCTTCCACCATCTCTTTGACAAGCTTGGCAAGGGCTCGGTCATCCAGCTCGTAGACGACCCATTGCTTGTTGATTTTGCGCACTTCTTTAATCCCGTGGGCCTTGGCCCGTGAGCGAAGCTCCAGGATCAGTTCGCGGTTCTCAAATGACGCCATGCCTTTCACTCGGTGCCCCCTGGATTGCTGTAGCGCGCCATGAACGCTGGATCTTGGGCCTCATCATCGGCATCCAAAATCTCGATAAGGCGTGTGAGATGGCGCACAAGCCGCCACTCGTGATGCTCCAGCGCCACCTTGATGACGTGAACAATGGCTTCGTGATCCTTAGTCATAACGACCTGCCTTGCAGCCGCTCGGAAACAAGCTTTGCGTAACCTGCGATATCTTCCCAGTGATCAACGACGTCGGCGTTGCCATTAACAACCCTGGCGATCTTAGTAAGGATCATGTCAAGTGCTTCAGCCTGATCATCCGCAAGCCGCTTGTTCCTTGAGCCAAGCTCCCTGTAAAGCACTGACTTAAACTCTTGCGCGGTCTTGGCAAGCGCAGCGAACGTGCCATAGTGCAATGCACGCTCTTGCAAGAGCGTGTTGACACGCGGTTCCTGTACAGTCTTCTTGTGTTCCATGCCAAAGAGCGCGTCAATTCCAGGTTTGATAGCTTCGACAATCTGGGCGCGCTTTGACTTCTGCACGGCTTCCAAAACACCCAAAGGCACGACGAGGGGCTTAGGCTTGCGTGGACCAAGCTTACGGCCTTTTAAGGGAGAAGGTCCGAGCTTGCGACCTTTCAAAGGTGAAGGCTTTTTGCGAGGTCCGAGTTTGCGACCCTTGAGCGGTGAGACTTTCTTAACTGCTTCCATCGTTACTCTCCTGTTGAAAAAAGTGCTTTATAAAAGGCCCATTTGGCCTTGTAGAAAGGATCCTCACTCGGTGGGATCCAGGTATCGCGTGGTTCACGCTTGACGTTAATCGCCAAGCCAACGCCGCGAAAGTTGTACTCGATCGTTTCGATCGGTTGGTTGTCAATGTCCTTTGCACCACGCAGATCAAAACGCGTAAGCGTCTTGGCAGCAGGCTGTGTACGAAACTTTGCTAGGACATCGGACCCGGACTTCCATTGACGTTCTTCCATCTTCTTTCTCCTGTATTAAAAGGGTGCTTCCTCAACACCTTCAAGAACTATACGCCGTTTTTGCTGCTTTTTGTGCCACTGGATGATTTTTTTTCGTTCTTCCGCTGTTCTGAACGGCCACCTCATCTGTTCAGGACTGATAGGGAAGGGATCAGTCTCCTTTTTCTTTGCGGTAGGCATTGTATTCCTTTAAGAGTTGTTCATGCATCGCGTGAAGCTTGTGTAATTTCTCATCAGCCTCGGCCCATCGGATCTTCCAGGTCCTTGCTGCTTCAATGTGGTTGACTGCATACATGAGGGTGCGCGCGTCTTCCATGTCAGTCATTTGTTCGGCCATAAGCCGCAGTCGGTCGGTCAGGTGTTGCATGGCACTTGGTCCTTGATCCGTTGTTCATCATTACGACTCATCGCTCTTTCTCCTTTCAGGGTTGTCAATCTTCCACGAGTACACGGCGATGTTCATACGATACTGGTACTCCAGTTTCTGTATCTCCTGCCGTAACCGATCCATTTTGTGCTGGTAATACAGTATGTTTGCGTGCAGCCCTTCGCGCGAGAGCTGCTTGAGTTGTTCGACGGTGCTCAAGGATTTCATCCTCCAAAAGACAAATTGCTGATTCATCCAGGGCGTCAAGTACATTGACACGGCCCCGCCGACTGTCCGTATGCTTGAGCTCAATCCATACCGAAGAGATATCCACCTGCTCAGGAAGACCAAGCAAGGGCTTTTCTTCCAATAAATCGTACATGACACTCACCTCAAACGTCAGTGTCGTCGGATGCTTTTGCATACATGTCCTCTTTTTCTGTGAACCTTCCTTTAGTGTCTCGCTTCTGCCGCCTGGAGATCTTCTCCTCGGCGTAGCGTTTCTCAACAATCGCAGCCTTAACAGGATCAATCTCCCGCAGCAGCAGGAAGTACTCTTCTTCCACCATCATCCCAAGCACACCGCCCAGGGATTGTTTGTAGTGATCGGCAACTTCACGAAGCATGGTGTACTGCTCCGTGCGAATACAAACCACCGACCAGGGCGTCTTACGTTCTGATGGCGGCGTCTGCGGCTTCTTGACGACACGACGCTTGGCCCTACGTTTCTTGGGCTTGGGCTTTGGTTTGGGTTTAGGTTTTGGGGGATCGACGTAAATGCCCAGCTCACGCTGTTTTTTGCGTTGCTCATAAAACTCTTTGAACGTCGTAACAGGCTTGAATTGGCGAATAGCCTTTTCTTTGGCCTGCTCTTTACGTAGTTGCGCTATAGCTCGTTTGAGTGCATCCATCTTTCTGCTTTATATAAAAATGGGCCACATGCTGCTGATGTGGCCCTAAGACAGTTGGGAAGCTGTCCAGGAGAAACACTATGGAAACAGCTTTCATTATGCAGCCTCTCCCCAACTTGGTCCAGTCTCTACATCAACACGCGAAGGCACTTCCAGATCAACGGCAGTTGCCATGATACGAGCGGCTTCTTGTGCTTCTTCGACTGTGTTAACCGACAAGGCAATCTCATCATGCACCTGCAAGAGGATGCGAAAGCCTGCTTTGTGCAGTGCAACCATCGCAGCCTTGGTCTGATCAGCCGCAGAACCTTGGATCAAGCGGTTTAAGCCTTTGTACGTCATCGCACGGCGAATGGGCTGTGGGCCATATTGCGCGGCAGCTTCTTCTTTGGGCAGTGCCTTGTGCAGCCCCCAGGCCACCGGTTCCCACAGATCAAAACGACACTTGCGCCCTAACAGGGTATGGATTGCGCCTTTGGAGCCACGGTGGTTGATCTTGTTCATCACAGCATCGATCGTTCCACGCAGAAAAGGCACCTTGTCATGGAAGGTGCGCATTAACTCTTCTGCCTCTTCAACGGGCAGCTCAAGACTGTTGGCAAGCTTGGCCTTGCCCATGCCGTACATAAGTCCCAAGCCGATGGTCTTAGCCTGTTTGCGTTTAATCCCTGCCAGATCAGCCACCATCTGGTGAAAGTCCGTATCAGGATTGTCGCGGTAGGCTTGGGCCATGTCCTCTGCACCGTTAAGCCCAAGCCGTGTGGCGTAATGCACCAGGAGCCGTGGTTCTTGAGACGAAAAGTCGTTGGCCGCCCACAGCTGACCCTGCTCGGGCAGGAAAAGCCCACGCACCATCGGACCGATGATCTCGTGTCTTGCGGGCACCTGCTGGAGATTGGGCTGCGACATCGAAAGCCTGCCTGAAACGGTGCCGCCATCATCCGATCGGATCTGGTTGATATGCGGGTGAATGCGCCCGTCAACGACTGAACACTCCAGGTAAGGGCGAAGAAAGGTGTTATGAGTTTTATTGAACTCACGCGCCTCCACGATCTTCTTGCATATGGGATGCGCATGCATGGCAAGAAAGGATTTGGTAAAGCTTGGTGCGCCTTTTTCAGTACGCGGGTATTGAATGCCTAAGTGATCAAAGCCCTTTGCAATGCTTGCCGCAGCCCATATGTCGATCGGATTGCCACAGGCTTGATGAAGCTCTTTGCGGATATCCTCTTCGCGTTGACGCAGGTCTTCGATCAGCTTAGAGGCGCGATCCCGATCAAAGCGAATACCTTTTTGCGTAAGCTCCATGAGCACAGGAAAAAGCGACATCTCCAGATCGAAGATGGTGGTGAGATTGTCTTTGATCAAATGGATCTTGAACTGCTGCCAAAGCTTCAAAGCCAGTGCGGCATCCTGCTCGGCATACTCGCCCACAAACATCGCAGGCAGTCGCCAGAGCTCTTTCTTTGGATGAACACCGAACTGCTTGGCAGCGTCTTTCAGGCCTTGTTCTGATTTGGCTTCTTTTAAATAGTCAAAGCCTAATGAGCCTAGGGCATAGCTGAACCGGTTCTCATCGATAAGAGCTGCTGCAACCATGGTGTCAACGATTCGTCCCCGAACATCGAATCCGCTGGCGCGTAGCCAGCCGATGTCGTAGGCTGCGTTGTGCATGATCTTGGTGGCGTCAGATTGCAGAACCCTTCGCATGAAACGCTCGACGATCCCTCGGTCAAGGTTGCCTCCAGCTTCATGCCGAACAGGGAAATAGCCTGACCATCCCTCGACAGCAACGGCGTAGCCGACAACGTAACCGTCGTTTCTCGGCCATCCTGGTCCGTAAAGTTCCATATTTGGATCACAGGTTTCCAGGTCGATGGCGATTTCTTTTGCATCGGAGAGGTCCGGGAAGGAGATGGGTGGTGTCCACTCCGGTACAGGAAATGTAGCAGAGGGTGTCTTCAATGGTTTCACAATTTAAAAGCTCGATCGTAGTATTGAGGGCGTACTAAATGCAAGGACTTTCTTGTTCTTGTCAGCCCGACATACAGTAAACGATTGATGTCATCAGGATTACTCTGGTATTCCTGTGCTGATTTAGCACTTAGATCGGTCAATAAAAGTACATGATCGGCCTCACCGCCTTTAGCTGCGTGGATCGTGGACAGTTTGATCTGAGGCTTGTCCATGAGCCGTGTGCCACGGCGCAACAAAGCGATCACGTATTCACGCTTCTCGTCAGGAATCTTGGTCAGTGCCTCATGCCAGATCAGCGTAGCTACTTGAGGGTGCAGCCCCCATTGCTCTTGCAGGATTTGCATGCTGTAGACGCCGTCTTCTGGCGCGTTGGGCAGGCTCTTGAATCCACGCTTTACAGCGTTCGTAGGAAGATAACGATAGATCTGCTGGATCATCGTAAAGTTAAGTTCCCTGCCATTACGCAACGCCTCCCAGCCAAGCACCGCACTCAGGATACCCTCACTGATACTGCGCTGGCCAAATCGCTCAAACAACAATCCCTGGCTCTTGAGCCATCCATGAATGTCATTGAGCATGTAGTTAGCGGAGGCCAGCACAAGCCACTCGCCTTCTGACACATCGACCTCAAAGAAATGGTTATGGACAGCGACCACGCCTTCTTCCTCACGCGACAACCAGTCCTTGTCCTGGCGATGCTTAATGCGCTTCACGATCCGATTAGCCAGTGCGTGGACCTTAGAGGGCACACGGTACGATTGTCCAAGCACAAGGATGTCGCCTGGAAAAGTCATGAACGAGTCAACATCGGCCCCGGCCCAGTTGTAGATCGCTTGATCGTCATCGCCTGCCAGCAGCACGCGGCTAGAACGGTTAGCGAGATCTCGCACCATGTCCCACTGCAATCGTGATAAATCCTGGCATTCATCCACGATCAATACATCAAGCCTTGGTAGACGGTCAGGCTCAAGCACCATCATCTCTAAAAGATCGGTGAAGTCGTAGAGGGAATTGGCAAGCTTATATTCTTTGTAGCCCCGCGCGATGTAATCAAAGTAGTGCCATGAGATCGACATGCGGCTGCGGTTATAGTGCGTGAGCATGTCAACGCCGCGAATGCGCGCAAGGTTGATCTCGTTTAAAACAGGATTGTCTGCCTTGGTGGTGAAGTCCTCGTCGTTCAAATCCTCTGCGGCAATGACAAGGCCAAACTTCTTGGCGAACTCGTTATAGTTTGCTGCCTTCATCATCTCGCTGCCGGTCATGCCCAGGCAACGGAACGCGAGTGAGTGCAGGGTTCGAAACCACGGAAAATCTTTCTCGACGTTCAAGTGGGGAAAGCGCTTGACGGCCCGTTCTTTGGCCTCGTATGCCGCCTTCCTGGTGAAGGCGAAGTAGCCGATCTTCATGGGCTCGGTCTTCGCTTCTAGCTCTAACTCGACCTGACTTAAAAGGTACGTAGTCTTCCCCGTTCCTGGGGGCCCGAATACTTTCAGTATGCTCACTTTCAATCTCCCACGGCTCTAAGCGCCAGACAAGGATAGGTGTGTGCGGTCCGACATAAGCGTCTTGAATATTAAAAAGCACATACTCATAGGCTTCATCGGGGTCCATGCTGTGGTCTTCGATGAGGATGTCAATCACGACCGAAGCGTCGTAGACGATACGCTTGACGCGTTGGCCGTGGTCCCAGGTCTCACAAACACCTAAAATAGCCAAGTCCATATCAGGCAGCATCAACAAAGGCTCATCCATTAGAACGGACTCTCTTTCGCCAATTTAGGTACGTCAAAAGGCGCATCTTGTTTGTTAAAACACGGCACCGACCATGCGCGAACGGAGCGTCCTTTAAGGAACAAGGACACCGGCTCACCGCCAAGATCACGTAAACGCTGCGCCATCTTAGGTGCGGTCATGCCCCGGAAGTTATTACGCGAGAGGTGGTCCTCAAGATCCTTAATGCGGAAGTACACGCGTTGTTCTTCTTCGCTCGTCCAGGGACGACCCAAGAGCAATTCATCACGGTCCATGGCCTGTTGCATGTGCGTGGTGAATTCCTCCAGCAGATCAACAAAGCGTCCACCAATCGTGGTGTCTTCAGAAGCCTCATGGATCTGTTCTAGCTCGACCATTTCGCGCAACAAGCTGTTGAGCAGTTGCTCCCAATCCTGTTTGCGTAGCGTCGGTGGTAAGAGGTTGATCCTCTCCATGCATGCTTTTTGGAACGCCGCTTGGTTAAACAAGCTCTCCGTGTCGAGCTCAACGCGCCTGCCGTTGATATCCAGGAACCATAGTGGAGGCTCACTGTTGTACTTGGAGAGGGCAGACATTTGAGGAGCATCAGGGCCATCGGCACCAATGCCAAACTTGCGAGTGCGACAAAGACCAGCATTACAAAAAGAATTAATCGGCGCATCTTTACACTTGTACTTGTATTCTTTCTTGTTGTGTTGCTTAACGATAACCTGAAACTCTTGCAGCCCTAACGGCGGCTCAAAATACTTCTGGTTATGATCCATGAGCTTGTCTTCCCAATTCGTAGGGAAGGCGCGCTTTAGGTAGATACCGACGTTAAAAAGACCGTTGTTCCTTGTGCCTTCAGGAAAGCCCTGTGTGCAAAGTGCTTGAAGGCATGGCGGACCGTCCTTGATCGGCTGTTCGACCTTGGCAGGCGCATTGGGTATGTCCAGCGGTGGCGTCTGCGCGTTGGCCTCATAAAGCTCGTAGAACTCTTCAAGCGTAGCCGCTGTGCCATCGCTCTTAATGGCATAACGCAATGTTTCGTCACTGCCATGATAAGGCAGATTCAGGAAATTCCCGGTGTCACCGCGATCAACAAGGATCTCACTTTGCTTAGGAAAGATCTCACGACCTGACTCACCAAGCATAGCGGCAGCAGCACCCAAGTAATGACGCATATCGGCTGCGGGAACCGGCGTCTTGGTGAAAAGGAACACGTGTGCGCCGCCTGACTTACTGCGACAGACCACTAAAGGCAGTTTGAGCTCCGCTATCTTTTCCACCAACGCTCGATGGTCCAGCGGATACTGATCAATATCAATGCAGCCCCAGCTGCAAGTGTTATCAGCACGAATAGGAATAATACCAAGGGAAGGCTCAACACCGTCAAGATGCTTGACCCAAAGCTCGTCCACGGGCGGTTGACGCACCACCATGGCTTTCCCGGCCTGCTTTCCATCCTGTCTCGCCTTCTCAATACGATAAGTGCCATAGGCAATGTCTAACCCTGCAAAGATGGCTTTGAAACGCGTGATATCAGTCATTCTTCTTTCTCAAGAAAGGGCTACTCACGAACCGCGCTTTCGCCCTAGGCTACATCAGAAGTGTGAGTGTTCGGCCTCGACCTTCTCGGTCTCATGCTTTACTTGCACTTCACCCTGTTTCACCGAGTCAGCAAATTGCTTTGCTGCGGTGTAAACATGAGCCCATTCATCAGGAATGGTTCCGATGCGTTCGATCTCCCAACCAAACCAACTGCCCTTGTCGTTGGACTCCTTCATCGAAGTCAGCCGATAGAGCTGGCTGTACACGGGCGGTGTGAAAAGACCGTTCTTGCCCTGCATCTTCACAGCCATCATCATGCTGTTCCACTTGCGACTCTTTTTGAGTTGCGTGGACTTGAGCGTGATCAATGCAGGCGATGGGGTGCCTGTTTTGTCAACGATCATCACATAGTGATTGGCGGTGTTCTCGATATAGTTACCGTTATCGAGATAGTCCTTGTTGTCGCCTTGCACACGGTGCGTGCGACTGAGGACATCACTGGTTGCAGCATGAATGGAAACAGGTCCACCCGAGCCACTTCCGCGTGGTGCCCATTCAACATAAACACGCTGATAGGCTACCGGTACAACCGTGATGCCTTCTTTGCCGTCGTAGAGCTCACCGGTTACTGAGTTATAGAACATACCAGGACGTGCGCCTTCCACGTCATTGATCTCAGGTGAGTTTGAAACCAGAAGCCGCAGAAAAGGAAGCGCAAAGTCATCCTTACTCATGTGCTCCAGGCCAGCACCAGCATCTTCCTCAAGTGAAGACATCAGTGCCAGGGCGGTGCCGGTTGTTTTAACGGCGGTTATAGATCCTTTAGCCATGATACATGGTCCTTTAGTCGTGGTTATTTAAAGACTGCTTTTTGGCCAACAAAGACGCCAAAGAGTTCTGACGGCACTTCGTTGCCACGTTGCAGTTGTTCACGAACCCAGGCCTTGAGGGTCTGAGGTTCGACTTTCTCGGCTTGATCGTAGCGAAAGCCACTCTCAACGAGTAAGTTCTTTAGGCGAGCACAGAGCTCGTCTTCGTTGCGTCCAAACTGAACGCTCACGGTGTTCTTGATCAGGTCATCATGCCCGTACTGGCGCAGCCATTCAAACGCTTCAGCCTTGCGTTCCTTGCTGATCGATGCGCCGTAAAAGGGCTTGATCTCGATCTTGCTGCCGTCGTCCATGGTGAAACCCTTCAGGCTCATCTCTGCAAAGGCTTCGGGAAGCGTCTCTTCCGTTAGGGTACGGTAGTTGTTCTGACGCTCGGTCAACGTGTCTTCCAGTTCCTTGATTTCCAGCTCAAGCATCTTGGCACGCTTGGCGAGTGCGGCAATGCCTGAAAGCTCGTCATCCTTAACGGTCAACGCCTCAGCGTCTTTTTCAAACAGATTCGTAATCATCAATTTCTCCTTTCTTGAGGGACCTAGCATACCTTAAATCAATCTGGATCGGAATGTAACGTCTTTCAAAACGATCCCATTTCAAACATTTATAACGTCCGTTGTTTCTGGACGCTGCAACAGCACTTACAATACTAATAGCGGTCGGGTCACCAATGAACAACAGGTAGTCCTCATCCGTAAAGTTCTCAAGCTTACGCTGAATGCGTGCAACCGTAGGCGCTGGAGAAAAGGCAATCTGCACATTCCCTGGTAACAGCACTTCAATCTTCCCGTAATCCAACGCGCTTGTGATGTTGTGCTGGCCGGTTTCAGTGACGACATAGACTTTTGACAAGTGTCTTTCTCCTTTCTTTGACAGAGGCTTTACTGTACACTCTGTTTTCGAGACATGCAAGTCTCGCAAGAAAGGAGAAACCATGGAAGAGCGTTTTCTTGAGACGTATCGCTATAGAAATCAACCTTACGCGCACCAGAAAGCTTACCTGCAACGCTTCTGGGAACGCCCTGTAGCAGCACTCTTTGCCGACATGGGCACGGGCAAAAGCTACATGCTCATCAACAACATAGCCATGCTTTACGATGTGGGTCACATCAACGCAGCTGTGATCATCGCGCCTAAAGGAGTCTACCGTAACTGGGTGCAGCTTGAGATCCCCAAGCACATGCCTGACCATGTGGTTTATCGCATCGCGTTATGGTCGCCGTCGCCCAAAAAGGCTGAAAAACAGGCCCTTGATGCGTTGTTCGATCGCACAGAAGACCTCAAAATCTTCGTGATCAACGTGGAAGCACTGTCCACCAAGCGTGGCACGGACTATGTCAAGAAGTTTTTACTCTGCCATCAGGCAATGCTTGCCGTTGACGAAAGCACCACGATCAAATCACCGACCGCCGAGCGGTCAAAGAACATCGTTAAGCTTGGCAAAGCCTCCGAATATCGGCGCATCATGACCGGCTCACCGATTACAAGAAATCCCATGGATCTCTTTCAGCAGTGCAACTTCTTGCATCCCAAGTGCTTGGACGTTGAAAGCTTTTATGCTTTTCAGAACCGTTATGCGGTGGTTGTTGAACGCTCGCTTGGCTCACATACCTTTCGTCAGGTTGTGGGCTACAGGCGACTGGAAGAGCTGACAGAAAAGCTCACGCGTTTTTCATTTCGTGTGACCAAGGAAGAATGCCTGGACTTGCCCGCTAAGATTTTTGTGCGCCGCGAGGTAGAACTTACGCCTGAACAGTCTAAAGCTTACGGTGAAATGACTACTTTTGCTTTGGCGCAGTTATCCAAAGGCGTAGCCACGACAGTCAACGTGCTCACGCAGCTGATGCGGCTGCATCAAATTGTCTGCGGCTTTATCAAGCTTGATAACGATGAGATCCAAGAGCTGCCAAACAACCGTATCCAGGAACTGCTTAATGTGGTTGAGGAGGCCAATGGCAAGATCATCATCTGGGCAACCTATCGCCACGACATCGAAAAGATTCAACTCGCACTGCAAAAGCTCTACGGCATGGATACCGTGGGTACGTACTACGGTCAGACGCATGCCGATGTGCGCCAGGAAGTGATTGAACGGTTTCAGGATCCTGACGACAAGATGCGGTTTTTTGTTGGCAATCCTTCAACCGGTGGCTATGGCATTACGCTCACCGCAGCCAACACCGTCATTTACTATAGCAATAGTTTTGACCTGGAAAAACGCCTGCAATCCGAAGACCGTGCGCACCGCATCGGGCAAAAGAAAAACGTGACCTACGTGGATTTAATTGCCAGCGGCACGATTGACGAGAAGATTGTGAAGGCGTTGCGCGATAAGATTGATATCGCTACCCAGGTCCTTGGAGAGGAAGTCAAGCAATGGTTGATCTGATCCCCCTACGCAAAAAGTATCGCTATGAGCGACTGCAACGCCACGATGGTGCAGAAGGACGTACCTACGGTGATCAGAAACTGCCAAGCGTAACCCGCATCCTGGACGCCACCAAGGACAAGTCAAAGCTTGATGAATGGGTGCAGCGCGTGGGCCAGGAAGAGGCAGACAGGATTAAGAACACCGCTGCTACGACAGGCACGCACATGCACAATGTCATTGAGCGCATGGTTGCGGGCAAGTCCTTACCGCGCCCTACTAACTGGCTCATGGTCAAAGGCTATGAGATGGGGTATCGGCTGGTGATTGAGCAGCTTAAAGACGTCGATGAGATCTGGGGGTCGGAAATTACGCTGTATTTACCGCAGCGTTATGCAGGGACCACGGACATGGTGGGCCTCTACAAAGGCAAGCCTGCGATCATCGACTTTAAGCAATCCAACAGACCGAAGCGTCATGAATGGATCACGGATTACTTTCACCAGTTATCGGCCTATGCCCTTGCGCATGAGGCTTTGTATGGTCCGATTGTCATGGGCGTTGTGATGGTGGCTCTTCAAACGGGAGGCACGCAAGTCTTCACCACAGCAGGGCATGAGTTCGACAAGTACAAGCTTGACTGGCTTGAACGTGTTGAACAGTACTATCGCAACACAGCGTCGAACGGGAATAGCCTCTGAAGCATTTCCCTGGCCTGGGGCTGTGGCGCTCCTCCTTGGGCCGTGGGCCGTTGCCCTCCAGGCGATACCGCTTTTGGAAATCCGGGTAGCCCGCGCGCAGGCGGAGCAGGAGGCTGTGCTCTTGCAGTCAGCATAGGACGTTGGGGGGCTCTTGCCTCAGCGCCAAAGCTTCCAGGAGGTGTTTCCTCATAATCCGGTTGCGCAAGCACGTTAGTGGTTGACGCTGCAATCGGACCTGCTCCTACTGAAAGCAAAATGTCCACTGCACGTTGAGCAATGTTGGCCTGCGCGTTTCTCGTCACACCTTTGCGCATCAACGCTGCCATCACATCTTTGTTGGCTGCGGCCTCCTGCAAGATAAGCTGCGCCTGCCCTGCTGGCATGCCC